CTCAATAATTTGATATAAACAATGGCAAAAGTATCAGTCGTATCCTTACACAAGGAAAGCCGCCGTACAGAGAGCAATAAATACAAAGGTTATCCCTTCTTGGCAAATGGAGAGAAGAATGACTACCCTACCATGATAGAATTACTTGTAGGAGGGTCAGCTACTGCAAAAGCATGCGCGGGGGTGATAGCGGACTTTATATATGGGAAAGGATTTTCATTGGAAGCGGAAGCGCGTGCAGCAGCAAGGCAACAACGCACACGCTTTCGTAAGGATACGCTGTATATCAATGACAAGAGAGAAACACCTAATGACCTTTTAAAAAAGGTAGCGAGGAGCTTGTCGTATCACAAGGGGGTATTCGTACAAGTGAATTACAACCAGTTGTTTCAAAAAACAAGTGTACAGGTACTCCCTTATCGCTATTGTAGATTAGGAGCGAGAGATAGCAATAATTATCGAGGAAAAGTACTCTACTACGAAAATTGGGACAACTTGCAGGATAAAAAAGAGGTAGATAAGCAGGTAACAGCAATAGACATGTATGACCCCCGTCCTGAAGTGATACAGGCACAGGTAGAGCGAGTAGGAGGCTGGGAGAATTACAAGGGGCAAGTGTACTTCTTGAACTTAGATAGAAATGATAGTTACCCCTTAGCGTGGGCTGATGTGGTACTATTGGATTGTGAAAGTGAGATGTTATCAACAAAGTACACAAGGAATGGTTTTAAGAAAGGATTCTTTGGTACGTATGCCTTTGTCACCTCAACTATGAATAGTGATGAAGATAGAGAGGATTTTAGAGACAACTTACGTAATTCAATAGGAGTGGAAGCTGAGCAGAGTGTATTTCATTTTGAACTCGAAATGAAGGGGGATAAGTTAGAAGATCAAGTATTGGTTAAGCCAATAGAAAGCAATGTAAAAGCGGATTTATTCGAGTATGCCGATAAGAAGACAGCTAATAATATTCGTAAGACATACGGAAATATTCCTCCTGTACTTATTGACTTTGTAGAAGGGAAACTCGGAAATACTTCAGGTGATAGTCTCAAGGAAGCACGTATATTCATGCAGGAACAAATGCAAGAGGAAAGACAGGATGTGCAAGAAATGTTTGAAGAATTATTTGACAATTTTGCAGAGCCAATATCAAGTAATGGACTATTTGAAATAATGACTAATTACTAATGAGAATACTAACAGATAAAGCGAGTGTAGGGAAATACTTGAGCATTTCTTTTTTTAGGAAAGAGGAAGATTTTCAGCGATACATAAGAGAAGCACAGACTTTTGACCTTAAAAGGACCGTATGCGAGGACTTTTATCAGGACTTGGTAAGTGATACCCCACAGAGAGATTATACCTTTCTATTAGAGGGGGGAAGTTACACACACCAAGGGAGAAAGTATGAGTTTGCAGGATTGAAAGCTGTGTTGTCTTACTTTTCTTATGCAAGATACCTAATAACAGGTCATCAGGTAGATACTCCCTATGGAGTACGGTCAAAGGTGTATCAGGACGGTGAGGGTATTAGTCAGGCAGAACGTAGAGACCTACATACAATGTACTTACAGAATGCACATGAGCTATGGGAAGAATGCAAAAGATATATAGAAAGACATAAAGAACAATTCCCTGAATGGGAGAAATGCAATGAGTGTGGTTGCGAAGAAAAACAAGAACGAAGGGGAAGAATGAGGGTAACACTCATATAAGGTAACAGATAATAGGTGAAAAATGGCAGTACAATGTATAAGAGGGTTAAAGGAAGGGTTTACCTTTGATTGTGAGTATATACCTATAAAGGGGATTTATAACCGAGTGGTATTAATCAATTTCGAAGATATAGACAGGCGCAAGGTTATGAGGGAGGGTGTAAACCTTATTAACTTCTCTCTAAAAGAAGGAAAGCGGGGATATTCCATAGAAGGTTACAAAAGGCACTTCACAGGAAGGCAGAAATACAACAGCAATAAATATACCCATGAATTAGACTTGCGCGTATATGACTTTTCCAACAAACATATATCACTTATAGAAGACCTTCAGAAAGGCACCTTTGTAGCGGTGATACAGAGTAATGAACATTCTTTTGATAAATCAGGTTTTGAGGTATTAGGTTATGATGCTGGATTGCGTGTGGTGAATCTTACAAGGGATTATAAAGAGAATATGATACGCTTTACATTGGCCAGTGATAAGGTAAAAGAGCCGAGGATATTCTACTACCTCCACGATATAGATTGGGCTACAACAAAGAAACGATTTGATAAAGAATTTGTCACAGATAACAGCTTTAAGGTATTTGACGAAACATTTGACGAAACATTTGAATAGAGATGACAGCAATAGAGAATATAATCAATCAGATAGAGAACGAAACAAGGCGATTTGGTAATACCAAGACAAGAGTTGCGGCAGTATTAAGGCTTATCAAAGCAAAGTTGGTTGAATTGTTTAGTGGTAAGTTGGATAAAGGAAGGTATACAGGTACTGCTGATGATCTAAATAATGCCATAGGAAACAAGGTAGATAAAGTACCAGGGAAGATACTCTCCTCCAATGACTTCACGAATGAACTACGTACAAAGTTGGAGGGATTACAGAATGTGGATATATCTCAGCTACTACCCAAGGGAGGTTATACTGGGACAGCTCAAAACCTGAAGGAGTTGATAGATAACATCATGCGTATCCTGCAAAGTCCTGACACAGAATTAGACGAATTGCGTGAGATAGTTGCGTTTATCAAGCAGAATAAACGTACTTTGGACACCTTAGGTATTAGCAATATTGCGGGCTTGCAGGATGCTCTAAATGGGAAAGCTCCTAATGATCACCACCATGATGACCGTTATTCACGATTAGGGCATACCCATACAGAATATGCATTACGTACCCATACCCACAGCGAGTATGCCTCAAAAAATCACAGACATAACTGGGATGAGATAGATGGGAAGCCTGAGATAGCAGCATATAAGACTATTACAGACGCTCACAAATTCCTTGATAAGGATGGAGCTATTCACTTTGGATCAGGTAATAGTATAGTCAATGCCCCAAGTGCTCATTTTTATGAAATGGTGGGATTTACCCATAGCTCTAAGCATTGGGGATTTATCATTGCAAAAAACTTAGATGTCAATGATGGGAAACTATATGTAAAACAAGTTATTACTGGCAGCTATACAGATTGGTTTGAATTAAATGGGAATAGTGAGAATATATCCGTCCGTACCTATATAGAGTGTAGCCATAGTTTTAATGGCATTGTAATTTTTGTTGAGAAATCGGTAATCATTCAGCTTAAAGATTTAGTTTCTCTGGATTGTGTATCTTTTCGTAAGGTCTTCGCCGGCGGACAAGTAACCTTCACTTGCGATGGCAAGCAAATCATCTACACTGGGGATAATGCCTTCAACGGTGGCGATGGCTCTACAGCAGTAGTAAGTATATGGAACAACAAGTGTTATATAGATATTCGAAATATATGATGAAAGTAATGAACAAACTCAAGGGGAGCGACAAGCTTCTGCATAGTAAGTATGGGAATATGCTATTTGTAGGCATATTCTTGGTAGCAGTGCTATTCCTATCTGTGGGGAAGTCCTTACTTATAGCCGCTATCGCCTTGGGCGTGATAGGGCTATGTAAGGAGATATATGACAAGTATTACAAGGGTACATTCATAGATTGGTGGGATATAGTGGCGAGCTTCGTGCCTTATCCTATAATTAAAAACATAAACAGATGAATGCGATACAATATTTTGATTGGGGAGGGGGAAAAAGAGATATTCTTTATTGTAAGGTTAGACTAAAAAACTTTTTCGCTCTAACAGAAGGACGTAAATTTATTGGGCACATTCCTTTACAGATATTCGAAAGCAAGGTTCAGTATTCTATATATAACAATACAGAGAATGTGAGCAATATCATAAGATCTAAAAAAACAGAAATGTATCAAGAAGGTAACGATTTTATTTGGAATGTTTTTATAAAAGCTCCTATTAAAGATAACAGGACATTAGTTAATATTGCATTAGTAAGTGTTTCTGACGCTAATCGGTGGCTTTTTTTTAATATGTTTGAAAAATGGCCGGGAGGATATATATCAGGAAGAAAGATTAAAGAAGAATCATTAAGGTCTGGAATTCACTTTGATAATGAATCATTACAAATTGCCATAGCTTCAGGACTTAATGTACCATTACGTTTCGAAGATAACAACGAATTGATTACAATAAGTAGCCTATTAGGAAAAGAAATTGTTTTTGAATTAATTTAATAAAAACCTATGACACCGAAAGAATTTATCAAAAAATACAAGCCCTTTGCTCTCGAAACAGAGCGCAAAACGGGGATTTCAGCTATTTTTATCCTCGCTCAATCAGCTCTGGAGACAGGTTGGGGGAAGAGAGCCCCTGGCAATATGATGTTTGGGGTGAAAGCCTCTGTCTCCACACCTGCTGAAAAGCGGCAGCTGGTGCAAACCACGGAGATACTTGATACGGATAAGGAGAAGTTTCCCGTTATTATCAGCATAGAAAAGCGACCTTATGGCAGGTTTAAGTACATTGTTAAGGACTGGTTCCGCAAGTACGACAGCCCAGAGGAGAGTTTCACTGATCACGCCAACCTATTCATGAACAACAAGCGATATGCTAAGGCATTATTGGTAAGAAGCGACCCGTACAAGTTTGCAGAGGAAGTGGCCAAGGCAGGCTATGCCACCGAGCCCACATATGCAGATCGTCTCAAGGGAGTGATAAGAACAATTGAGAAGAATGATAAATGACAAGAGACCAATGACAGATACAGTGAATAAACTTTCTAAATGGTTTTTGAAATATAAAATCAAGATAGCCACATGGGCGACCCCAATGGTGTTACTGTTTTACTTTGATGACAAAATACAGTTAAGAGATAGGGTATATTACTTTTTCCTTGCCTTCTTTAAGAGTATTCCATTGTTGATGCTGTACTCATACTTTTCTATTTGGAGGGAGAAAAATGAGCTTTTCTTTGTTGGAATTAGCTTTATCCTATTTCTTAATATGGTAGTAGGGGCTATATACCACGCAAAGGCAGGTACTTTTGATATAAAGCACTTCCTTACAGGCAATGCAACAATAATGCTTGTGATAACAGTGGTGTATATATCCCTTTCGGTTCTGAGTATTCCTATTAATGAGACAGAGACGGGCAAAATCTTTCAGAGTGTAGTGCAGTTTATGACACTTATGTATCCTGTAAGTAAGATTGTTAAGAATGTATTTGTGCTTACTGGTGGTAAATATCCTCCTCAATTCATCATGAAGGCTCTATATAACTATGAAAGAGAGGGTAAATTGAAAGATTTTTTCGATGAGATAAGCAAGGGGGCGCCAATTATAAATAGCCATGAAAGAGAAACTACAACAGATAGCGAGGAATAACGGATGGTCATTTGATTACGGCCGTGATGATTATAGCAACTTAGAGAGGTCGGAGGATAAGGAATTTTACCTATTCCTCGACCCCATAGAAGAGCTTGTAAGATTTGAGGAAGGCGCTCAGGAGGTAGGGCGTACCTATAGCGGACGATTGCTCCTTCTTATGGTGTCGGACTATGATAGGGTGTATGATGATCAAGAAGGAAACATGCCAAGCGAAGGAAAGTATGAGAAGTATATCAAGCGCTGCAAGGAAGAGGTTATGAAGATAGCTAATGCCTTCTGTTGGGAATATGATATACTGCAATGGCGAATGTTGGAGGTAATAAATCTATATGATACTAATTTCGATGGTGTGTTGGTCAATTTCCAGATAACAAGTAGCAGATAATAGACTATGAATGTAAGGGATATATTGGCAGAGGAATTGTCCGCTATAGTAAAGGAGCTTGTAGAGAAGTATGATAGCTTGGGCATGCGCGCTACTGGTCAATGGGAAAGGAGCTTACAGACCTTCATAGCGTGGCAGGAAGGTAAGATAACTGCAAAGATAGTCGGAGAGGATTACACCTACTATATGCAGCATGGGCGTAAGGATGGAAAATTGCCTCCAATAAGAGCGATTGAGGCGTGGATACAGGCAAAAGGGATACAACCTATTGAGAAGAAGATGAAAATATCATCATTAGCCTTTGCTATTGCCCATAAGATAGGGCAAATGGGGACAAGGCGCTTTCAGAATAATGGAAAGCCTGAATTTATAGACGATGTTATCACTCCTGAACGTATACAGAGTATCATTGATAAGGTTGGAGAAGGATATATAATACAATTCAGTAGTGAGATTATAAAGATTATAGAGGAAATTCAAAATGTAGCATAAAAGAATATGTTTGACTACAATATTAAAATGGATCATGATATAGTAGGGATACACAACCCTTACTCATTCACTTTTGTAAGAGCACTAATCTCAAGAGATGCCGACATATTGGAGATAGAAGGCTTGCCAAGAGATGTAGTTAGGTACTCATTGAATCGAGGAGAGACTACTGATATAGATTTGCGGTTGCTGTTACAAAGGATATTTGCCGATAGGTACAAGAATCCTCCATCTACAGAACAAAAGTTTATAGGTGCACCAATATTCACAACTAATTTGAAATTTACTACTAAAAAATGGAAAGATCATAAGAAAAAAGAGACAATTACCTTATCTACATTCAGTGGATGGCTGCCTATAGCCGATTCCACTGAAAACATGAAACGCATGAAGGGTAAGAGGGTAGCCCCTCCTAATGTAGGGAAGCCTTATTTTGGTGGGTATCCTCAAGTAGATTACTATTGTACCAAGGTAAACGAAAATGCAACTCCTTTAATGGTTAGTTTTTGGACTGAAAGGCACAGATTGAGTATTACAGTAGGAGATGATTCTTTTTATCCAAGAGAGGAGATAACAAGAATAGTAGATGAATGCGGTATATTCTTGAGATGGCGTACACGCTATGGATCGTGGGGGTATTGGTTATTCTCTGAGGACTTTGAAAGAGAGCTAAAGACAAAGAATCGTGGTAGCTGGGACGCTCGATATAAAGAAGGTGCCATGGAGCGTAAGCATTTAGGGCTTGAAGTTACGGAAGAATGGAAATTAACAAGCTCAGTGCCTGTACTTGCTAATGAGATAGAAGAAGTAAGAGACTTGTATACCTCCAATGAGGTATATCTGTATACAGGTCCTCGTGAAGGGATGTATTTTGAAAGTAACTTTTTTACTCAATGGGAACGAGTAGAGGTGATGGCAGGAACTGTGAAATTTAACGACCCAAGTTCTACATACGATATAAGCGTGAACATAGGAAGGTTGCGTGGAGAAACAAGGAAGATGACTTAATAATGATTAATACTAATGAGAAATGAGAAAGAAATTCTATTTACTATTAGCCCTTTTGTTGCTAATTGGCTGCAGAAGCAAGAAATCAAGCCTAACCGAGCACAGAGAAGAGCAAAAGAGCGAAAGAAAGGAGGTAAAAGACAGTACTACACATATAGAAAAAGCCCAAAAGGTTGCTACTTTTGACCTTCAGCATTCACAATCTTACGAACTCACCCTTGAAAGTGATAAGGATAGTATTGGACATAGCAAAGAGGTTGTATATTATCGTATTAGGGATGGTGATAGTGAGACTATAAGGGTGATAAACGGGAGGGTAACGCTTAAAACCATAGATACTCATTCTAAGAGCTTGCAGCAGGCTGACAGCACCCTTACTATAACAACTAATACTAAAGAACAAAGCATATTAAAAACGCAAACTGCAAGGCGTGAGGTGCAAAAAGACAAAGAAGTAAAAGTAAATTCTTATACTTGGATATTTTTCTGTGTACTTTTCATTATTGTTTTATTTTTTTTAAGTAGAAAAGCCCCGTAATGGGGCTTTTCTAATAGATTATAGGGACAATGATTACCAATCATTATCATCATCAAGTAAGATTTCTTTGATTTTATACAGAGTTGTATTGTAATAAGATTCAATATCTTTTTTCAAATCTTCTTGTATTAGTTTGCCATCTTTCTCATCGTATATAGGAAACCCATTAGAACGCCTTCCTTTTATCATAACATGCCCTAAAGGGCCTTTATTTTTAGAGTTACGGATGTCTTGATTAATGATTTCAAATTTAGCTTTTCCATCCTTGAAAAATAGCTGCATAGTTATAGTTGCATCAGCAGCGACACTAATAAAAGTATTATTAATCATTCCTATTACAGGAATATATGTTTCCCATTTGATATATTCCCCTTTTAAATCTGCTTTGATGACTTCTTGAGGGTTTTTGTAATTAATATTGATATATTTTATAGCACTGTTATAAAGTTGGTTTGCTGTTTTTCCTTCTGCTGAGATAACAGCATAGTTTTTCCCTGTTGTTTTTTCTTTAAGTCCATCAGGTGTTAACTCAAATTCCTGAGCAAACAAAGAATAAACGCTAAAGAGTAGCATAATAGATAATATTTTCTTCATGGTAATATAAATTAAATTATAATCTGATTTTAGAATTTACTATTTTTTCCACAGTAAATACTTGTATAATCTCTTCGAAATCTACAAATTGATCTGGGTATAACGGATTGAAAGAATGACAAGTAATTTGCTGTTTTTTGCGGTCAATTTTGGTTATTTGTTTAACTATATGCCCGCTACGAGTGGTTAGTACAAAGAGTTTGTTATGAATAGGTAGGGTATCCATGCCATCTGTCCAAAGTCGTATGAGTATTTCATCATCATCAGATAGTGAACGTTTTGTCCCATCGTCCATACTATCACCATTCACCCTTACAACAAGGTAGTTTCCTTCTCTATATTCACGAGGGATAAGTCGCTTATGGGTTTCAGGAAGATTTTCCACAAAAGAATCAGAGAAATCACCTCCAAGCATGCCCGCAGATACGGCAAGGTCAGCATATTCAACCATCATATAACTCTGCTCAGGAATAGGCGTTACCTCAGCAGTACCATTTTTTGATTTTAAATTTCCAATAGTGTGAGTAATATCCTTTCCATTGATAGACCCCTCATCTGTAAGGAACATTGCCCCTTTGTTAGATAGCAACCATTCTTTGTTTATATCAGGAAAAGTATCAGTTATCTCCTCGATAAGCTCATTTGTCAATATAATATTCTCTTGGGATAGTATTGCTTCATATTGCTTGAATGCCTGCTGCTGGTCTTTGGTAATTCTATTTCTCAGCGATATAAAGAGCTTTTTTAGCTTTTTGAGTATGTTTTTTTGTTGGGAGGGGGTTAAGGGGGAGGCTTTTAGCATAGGGCCTTCACCTGTGAGTAACCAAACCTTATTGACTTGAGGAAATTTAATTAGAATTTCCTCCATTACATCATCGCTTACCTTATTTCTGTAACTCTTAATATGAGTTATTTGTGATTGAGATATATTCGTTTCTTGAGAAAGTTTATATCCTGAATAATTGTAATATTTAAGTATGTCTAAAAACCTATCATTAATAGGTATAGATTGCTTTACATTTTGTTGTGTATCTAAATTATTTTTCATACCTTTGTTGCGTTTTTAAATTATATAGTTATGTTGTATTTTATAAGCATTCTTCTGCTGTTAATCATAGTAT